TCAGGAGCTGCCTCAGTAGTCGCATCCTCTTCAGGAATATCAACCTGAGGTGCAGTGGGTTCCGGGGTATCCATCATTGCAGCGATAGCAGCTGCTTCAGCTTCAGTTTCAAGCTCTTCAGCTTCAGGAATGTCTTCAGAAGATTCATCTTCAGAGTCGTCTTCCAGATCTTCAATGTGAAGCATCTTCATAACCTCCTCTTCAGTGAAGATAAAGTCATCCATCATCAGGGAACTACGGAGATGACTTACCTTACCATTACCAATATCCATACGAACGATATTGTTGATCTTCTTCAGAAGCTCTTCATCAAATACAGCGACCATCTGGCCATCCTCATCGATATCAAAGATTCCCTTGATATAGTGCACTGCCATGGTATATACACCATCATCTTCATCCATGATAACAACATGAGGCTGATCGATTTCGGGTTCAACATTATTGAAGTCCAGCCAACGTTCAGGATTCTTGGTGGTGAACATGAGATCGGGTACAAAGTGAATCAGCCAATCCCAGATACCATTACGATCATCAGCAATGCTCGGGATCATATCATTACCCTTAACATTGTCAAGATCACAATAGAACGGAATAGTTACAGGACCAACACAGTCATTTGTACAGATCTTAATGCAATCGAAGTCATCACGATGATAGATCTCAATTGTGAGGAATTCCTGATCTTCATCATCTAGTCCTTCCTCATCAGAGTAATCCTGCTCTTCATGGTCTTCAACAGGACTCTGAATAATATCTACACCAGTACTGCCACTGAACACTACATCTTCCTCTGCAGATTCCATGAATGCCTCAGCAGCATCAGCGGGAGATGCTTCCTCCTGAGGAGTAATAGTTTCCTTAATAACTTCCTCAGAATATATACGACCATTGGCATTTACCTTATCGGCAGTTGCAACCTGAACCGTAGCTGTGGCCACTTCTTCAGGTTCAGTTTCATCATGAACAGGAACTGCTTCAGTCTCAGGTACACACCAAACCTCTGCAATATCCTTGATGATACGATCAGCAACATGATCAGAGATATGCATCTTGCTTACCATACGCTCATGCAGGACAGGAAGCCATTCTCTCTGGATACCAACATAATCAGAGAACATCTTACGATAGGCATCCATCATATCAGGATCTTCAACGCTATAGATCTCTCTATTGTTCCATACACGAGCAAGGAACACCATGGTATCCTCATAAGGAGTACCGAGGACTTCCTCAGGCGGAATGAAATCCTTGTGATAGTTCTTGCCCTGGTGAGGCTTGCTGTTGGTATCAGGAACTGTTGTGAAGTTACAGAAGATTACCAGAGAACGGAATACAGCATTCTGTACCATCTTGTAGTACTTCTCAGGATCCTTGATGTTCTTGATCTGATCACGTACATCAGTAAACTGGGAAGCTTTATAAAGACAATTGGAAATACGGTTGGAGATCTTGCTAACCGCTCTCTTCATGTTCTTCATATACCAGTCATTGATTACGTCTGTAGGCTTAGATTCTTTATCTCCAGCCTCATTACTATTTGCAATCACTACCTTTTCAGGTGCAGTTGTTGCAGTGGCTTTAATGATAGGGGCGACATCAACCACTTGCTCTTCAGGTTCATTGACCATGGCTTCAACCACAGGAGCCTCAACAACTTCTTCCTTAGGTTCCTCAACAACTACTGCAGGAGACTGGATAATTTCAGGCTTGTTTACAGGAACTGCAGTAGCAGTAAAGATTGGAGTATCATTCTTAATACTCCCCTGGAATGCCAAACCATCATCCTCCACAGGTACCGCAACTGCATGAATTGTGTTCTTTGGAACCGATGTCGGATTTACTGCAACTGCAGTAGCTTTGATAGGTATTTCAAACCTACGAGATTTTGCCATCTGTTCGGCAATCATTCTTTTGCCATCCATGTTCGGGTTCATCATAATGAAGTCCTCCTCTTGAGATTCAATATTTTTTGGTTGCTCAACCTTTTGCTCAACTTTAGGTTTCTTACTAGCAAGGTAATTGCTTCGTTGTTCACTTAATTCAGTAACAACATTACTTTCGGTTAGATAATATCCCTCCTCCGTTAGATCTCCAATTTCATGACGATGGATATCATTACCAATTTTTGCTCTAATATCCTCAAAGCTATATTCCTTGCCACACGCTGGATTAGAACAGTTTAGTTTTGTAAAGTCTGTATTTGGCATGAGCATTGATCCAGTATTACATTCTCTACAAACAAACAACTCTGAGCTCACTTCATAGACATATGCGAAATCGAGACATACTGGTTGATCTGATCCTGCTCGTAATCCCCAGTTCGCATAATTCTTTGAAGTAATTCCAACGTCACCTATCAAATATGTCGAAGACAACTTAGTTAGAATTTCTCTAATTTGAGGTGCTCTCTCACTCATCTCTACATAAGATGAAAATGGTGAAATATATTCGGCCACCAATAAAGTACCATTCTCAGATACTTCATATGTTTTAGTGACATACGGATATAAACGTTTCGCCATTTTAAATTCTTTTAAGTTGTCTACCTTGCCGTCATGATCAGTAGCAATCTTTACGACATATCCATCAAGTTTGATAGCATATCTGTTAGTTCCAGGTCCGAGCAACACAACATCAGGAACATTAAATTCTCTGAAGAGTTCAATGATCTTTTGATGTTTCTCTTCATTAATGAGATTACGTTTCCTAGATAGTAGCTCAAGTTGGAATCTTAGCTCTGGTGGAATCTTTTCATGTATTAGACTCCTTAGAGTTTTCTGCATGCACATATACCTCCTTTCCCATCATATCTAGAATATATAATTTTTATTCATGATCATCCTATCTGACTGAAAAGGGATATAACTGAAATTGCTGCAGCTATAAGTATACCGACAGAGATAATACAAGTAACTGCTCGCGTTATCCAGTCTTCTCTGTCCATTTTAATTCTCTCTTCAGGAGTTGCATAATGCTGATAATAATATGCACGAGCAGCTGTTTCTACTCCACTATCCTCATACATATCTTTCAAGACCTGTTCTAGTGGAACTTTATCTTCACTATAGAACTGTCCGATCTTCTTATCGTCTTCCATAGTATCCTCCTTAAATTACAATCACAATGAAAGTATTATCATTGAAAGACCACTCAATTACATACCAACTCTCAGCCTCTTCCCAACTTAGACATTCCTCTTCAGTTCCTTCAAATAAAATATCATTAGTACTTTTCCAAATGATTTTTATTATAGGATTTTCTGGAGGATTAGTAGAGATATGTTTATCTCTTAAAAGCCAATCAGCTACCTTTTCATTCATCTGTTTAGCCTTTCTCTTAACGTAGGATTGTGTTTCATCATGTATTCATGAGTTATTTTATTCTGATTATCAATGATCTCTTTCTCTTTCTCATCGGCAGGTTTAAAATATTCACCACACATACATTTATGACAGTACATGCAGTTATATCCCCAATGTTCACATGGAGGATATTTCTTCTTAATTTCTTCATATTCTGAAGTATGAGGAGGTACAAATGGTGTACCATCCTCATTTACGATCTCTTTGATAAAATAATCTTCCATGATATTACTCCTACTCTCCAAAGCATTCAGTAAACGTATTGAACAGAATAACCAATTGATCAATCTCAATCATATCTGCAATCCTGTTTTGTTGATTATATATAACCTTCTTGATGATGTCAGTTAATAAAATTGATTGTAGGATTTTTTGATACTTGGGTTTTAGATATGGGATCGCATCATTAATAAGTCCATAGTTTACATTAGTAGATACAAAGTTTACACTTTCATCCCTAACATACTTGAACTCGCTTTCTGTACTTGGAATACTAATCATAACTGTTTCACTATCATTCTTCTTTTTCTTATTACGGTTTCTAGTCATGATATGGAACAGTTTAATCTCATCATTCCAATTTTCCTCACAAAGCTTCTGGATTTCATCAATAGGTCTAGTGATAGCTTTCATTTCAAAAGTCCTACACTTATGAAATTCCATATAAAACTTTGCGAGATCTTTGTTATCAGTCCAACCTTGAATAATCTTTTTACCATCAAGATGATTGATAACGAAATAAAACGTAGCGATATCGCCAGATTGGTATTTACTCATATCATTCCTCCTATAAATCTTCTCTTAATACCTTAATGAAGCTTTCTATAGAATATAGTATTTTACTTGCGACATCAGGTAGTGTAGAAAGACCTGGCAATCTCGTATTGTTACTAAATGATTCTGATGGAGAGATAGTTGCTCCACTATAAGCTTCTTCAATAAGTTCTGTGATACCAATTATCTCTCCAGGGTCATCTCTATAGTCAGCAGCTGGACACATTGCAGAAATTTCTGGAGGTCTAAATCCAATAAGTTCTAATGCATCTGCATAGTACTCATGGATATTTAGAAACATTCCAAGGTAATCTCCTTTACCTTTAATTTCACTGAGGCAACATAGATCTCTAAAGTATCGCTGGATCCGTTTCTCTGCTTCTTGCATTTCATTAGCAGTCATAAATAGATGAACATCTTCATCCTTATTTGCAACAGACTTAAGCTTCACATAGTTAATCATGTTCTCAGTATCAAGATCATTATAGTATCCATCTACGATTTCCTCAGCATCGCCTCTTATTTTATCAACGTAATATTTACTAGGAGTACGTTGAGAAAGGAACGCCTTAATTACATTCTTACTTCTACTCCATCCATAAACAATGGGTTCAGTATTTTCACCAGGGCGTTCCTTTTTATCATATACCCTATATACTACATAAATCTTTTCTTCTTTTCCCATCACTCCATCTCCTTCAAAATTACATGCAATAGAGGTATAATCACATTCTGGAAATTAAATAATGGATTAATATCCCTACTCATGTTATTGAATTCAACATAATATTCCTCATCAAGATTTAATGATTTATAGTCATTGATGAATCTCATGATCTTACGCTTTACTTTAGGATCATTATCCTCGATCATTTCCATCATAGACCTGATGAAATTATACATATAAAGTCTATGACGGTTAATTGCATGATCCCCCATTCCCTTGATATCCATTGCTTCAGAAGAATAATATATCTCCATATTATTGATATCTGGAAATCTCATATACGATGTATATGTATTCTTCGGAGCAAACTCAATCATTCCAAACTTCAATCTCTTACATGGTCCAATTGTATAGATTGCATCTTTCTTGACACTTACAATATCATTATCAGTTAATCCATTAGCAGATAAGAATATTGCTCTAACTTCAGTGAATTTATCCAATAGCCGTTTAGAAAATTCTTTATCATCTCTCTGAAGTTTACCTATGACAATATGACGACCTGTACCCTTGTCCATTAAAGAGAGCTCCCTGATTTTTACATCAGGGAGCAGTCTATATTGTTTTATGATATTGAATCCAGCATCTCTCATATCATATTCGATAATTTCATTACCGAAGAGATATTCAATATTTGGATTCATCCAAGTTGTTTTAGAAGGATTATATCCATCAGACATATACTCACTCCTTCACGTATAACCCTGAACTGGTTTGCAACCAAGAATTGGATGTATTAGTAACATATCTGTTGAGATAATCACAGAGTTCCATTACAATATCAGGATCTTTTACTAATACCATAGTCTCAATTCGTTCATCAAGTTTCTTTGTGATCAGATCCAGAGACCCAAGATAAATCTTGGGATTAGGTCTACCGAAATAGAATACTCTGGAATGCTCCAGTTTATCCCATACAATAGATTTGATCTTCACATTAGTAGAATCATAGTCTGGAACCCAAGTACATACTCCACGAATGATTAGATCAATAACACATCCATTCTTTGCAGCATTGTCAAGATGTGAAATGAATTCAATATCATCCAAGGAATTACACTTGATAGCAATATATCCTCGAGTTCCTTTTGAAGCTTCCTCATCAATAAGTTTAATCAACTCTTTTCGCATGTTATAACGAGTAACTAAAAGTTGCTTATTAAATGAGATTTCATCAGGATCATCTTTACCTTTGAATAGATTAAAGACTTTCTTTACTTGCTGACAAATGTCACTATCACTAGTAATCAAAGATAGATCAGTATACTGAGCAGTAGTCTGAGTATGATAGTTACCAGTACCAATTTGAACAATTGATACACCATTCTCAAATTCTACTAGAGTTAATTTACAATGAACTTTGATCTTACCAGCTTCATATGTGGTAACTTTAACTCCAGCTTTTCGAAGTTCGTTCATCCACATTGTATTGATGGATTCTCCAGTTGCACATAGTTCAATATTAACATGAACCTTGATCCCATTAAGAGCTGCATCCCTAAGAATATAAAAGATAGCTGGATCTTTTCCAATTCTATACAAGGTCATATACATAGACTTTACATTCTTATTTTTAGATGCTAGTGATAAGAACTGAAGATATTCATCAAATGAATCATTAGGATATTCAATGAGCCTATCATCTTTAAGGAATTCTTCAAGAGTTACAGGTTTAAAGTTGCTCTTTGATACTGGAGGTTTATTATCCATATTTTGTTTGATGATCATTTCGATATCATCTACATAAATAAATGGATTGGAAACCACCAATGCATCATCCCGGAACATAGAAACTAGAGATCTCATAACCTCAGTAGATCCATTATATTCAGCCTTAGTTACAAATCCCTTCTTCATATGGGTAGTTACTCTAATGGCAACTGTATCAATAGGACTGAATCTTTCTCTGATATAATCCTTAATACAGTCATCAGTCTTCCAATACAATTTATACCCATTCATTTGACAACTGATAACTTCTTGATAGATTGCAGATCTCATGTCGACATAAGAAATCATAATGTGACCATTATCAAATAGACTGACATAATAGATGTGGTTATTGAGAAATTTATATGTCACATCAGTTACATCATCTACAGACTTAAATGTTTTACTCATGATCTGATCTGCAAACTTACCTTCCATCGAAAGTCTTCGTTCGAAACTATCCTCCCGCTTAATCATAATATCATTTTTCTCATCATTCATTGCTTTGATGATAGCATTGATATTTGAGATATACTGGCCAAGTCCTTCAGCATAATCTTCTACAACTGGTCTAATATCAAACTTTTGGAACATCTCCTGAACATTACTAATGAATACCTTGTTAAAGAACAAACGATTGCTCAAGGTATCAATAGAATATTTTCTATCAGGAAATATTGTTCCCTGGAATAATACTCTTCGATTGAACTCCATTAAACTTTTAATAAAACTAATTTGCTTCATATCAATTACCTCTTTCCTATATCGTAATTAGGTTATTCTCATATATTTATAATATATAAATAAAAAGAAATAGTGAGGGGGCTACACATGCCCCTCACTATTTATATTATCAGGGATTATTCTGGAGTAATATTATTCTCCTTAGCAAACTGCTCTATCTTGAGCTTTGATGCAATCTCGTTTAATTGCTTTCTAAATACGAGCATGGCACTGTGGTGACCATTGATTGTAGCTCGATTCTCATTAATGTTATCAGCAAAGTGATTGAATTGTTTTGTCAACTCTTGTTTCAACAATTCATCATAGAACAGTATTGCATTATAAGCAGATTGAGTAAGAAGAATAGCAAACATCTCAATCATACACTTTGATGTTTCGGCATCAGTTGTAGATGCAAGTTTCTGAAAAGCTTTTACAACTACTTCATTCTGAAGAAGTTCAATTGATGTATTTGCAATAGTATTATATAATACATATGCAGGATCAGTATTAGCTTCTTCAGGATTGTTAGGCTCACCAGTTTCTTCTTCAGCCGCTTTTCTAGTAGCATTATCAATGGCATCTGCTGTTTCTTTTAGACTATTGATCGTAGGATCGAATGGATTATTTTTGTCCATTTGCTTTTAACCTCTTTTCCTTAGTTCTCTTAATTAGATCCTTCAAACGCTCTGTGCTGATTTCAGTAGCATACAGAGGATCAAGATATGAAGATCCATCCTTATCATCATACAATGCGTCACTAAGGATTTGACGTTTGATTTCCTGATAAGAGAGACCAATGGTAGGTGCCTTAGTATTAAGCAGAGCCTGATTAAGTGTAAGGATCTTATATTCAGGATTTTCAAATTTAGTGAAGTCAGGACGACTATAGATATCTGTAGCAGATCTGATAAGTCTATTAAGGATGACTTCTGCCTGAACATGCCTGCATCTAATACCTGCACTAATCAGAGTCTCAAAGAAATCTTGAGCAAGAGTATTGTAATCATCATACTTACTTGCATCTTTATTCAGAAGATTCATAATCATATACAGGTTATCTGTCAGACCATTATTTTTGATATCGATAGACATCAATCGACCTTCAAGTTCAGATGACAGAACATCCATTGGAATTTCATAATAAGTCTTATCCTGCTTTTTATCAGTAACAAGTTTAAAGAACTTCATGGAAGATGCATCAATAAACATGGATTCATAATTGATGATCTCAATAGGATCGTACTCCTTGGTCTTTGCATTATATACATAGAAAGGAGATTCAATGTTGTTACCGAATGTATTGTACTCTACAAGGTCTTGTTTATTTACTGCAATAACATTTCCCTCTTCAATGCGAACGGATAGGCTATCAGTAGGAATACCAACATCCCATTCATCAAGTTCTTTAAGATAAATATCACCAGCATTGAATTTAAAGTACTTATCAAAGGAAGTACTAAAACCAATCTTATTTGCTGCAGTAAACAAAAGATGCTTAGTAGACAGAATGTTCTGGGATACAGGTTCAGAATATACTTCAGTATTGAAGATTGCCATACCAGGCATATTCATAACTAGATGACTATCTCTACCATAACATACATGACATACTTCATCTCCACCAGCACAAGTGAGTAGAGATCTGACATAGATAGTCTTACCAATTAGATGTTTACAATCTTCATAGTGAATAAGTTTCAATTCACCACCAAGATGTTCAGTATACCATTTATTCTCCAAACGATGGAGAAAAGTACTATCTTTGACAAAGAGTTTTAGCAGATGTTTGGTACCACAGTCAAAGACAGTCTTAGAAAGTGTCATAGTTCTACTTGCAAGAATTAGGTTACGAGAAAGGTAACCAGCTTCACCCATGTGAGCTTTATTCATAATTGCAGATAGTCTTGCACCAGTAGCTGCAATATAATATGTAGTAGGATCTACATAACCAGTTGAGAAACCATTACCCTGCATTGTATAAGGAATAACATTACCAGATACATCAGGAATCTGACCATAAGAAATGAATAACTCTTGAATCTGTTTCGGTTTAATATGATTTCCTGCTTTTGAAATATACCAGATCGGATTCTTAGTATTACCCAACTCTGAAATTAATTCAGAAGTTTTACCTCTTAAAAGTTCTTCTACATCAGCAGTCTGTAGATTTTGTGAAATCTGAAGATTATTTAGTTCCTGCAATTTTTCAGATTTGCGATAGTCATTAAGGAATACACTTTCGAAAGTCATAATTGAATGCTTATCTGTAATAGCAAATTCAATAGAGGCTTCTTGATAACGTTCGATAACAGTCTTAAGTAATTCAGAAGTTCTTTCGAAAGGAATACCATAATCATTCAGAACCTTGATAACTCTTGATTCGAGACCTACACGAATACTATCACTCATCATGATACCAATAATAAAACTTTCATCGAGAATTTCAATAGTACGATTGTAATATTGATGAAGTGTATTGAGTTCGAGTAGTGGACGCCAAGCATTAAGGTTCAACAAGAACTTAGTCATTGAGAGCTCATATGTCATCTCATCTTCAGGATAGAATTTAAATTTAATCTTATAGCTTACACATTCAGGAATTTCAATACATGCACATATAGCATAGTATACTTTGTAGTATAGATCATCAAATCTCTCATAAGTGTTATAATGAGATATAATGATTACACCTGGGAATTCCTTTTCACAGTCAGCTACTGTTCGAATTGTTGGTAATGAATAAACAGTTGCTTCACTCATATAAACATAACCTCCTAAAATGATATACTTTAAATAAAATTAGTTAATCTCCAAGTAAAAAATATATCATTAAAAAATATGGAAGTGGGGACAATCCCCACTTCCATATTTAATCATATTACTTCTTATTCTGATTATGATTGTTATTGTGATTCTTGTTGTTATTGTTGTTATTGTTGAGAACAGGCTTGATGGCAGGAGTAGGAGTCTCAGCAGAAGCATCAGCAGTATCCTTCTCATCAGGAGTTTCATCCTTATGATCTTCAACCTTCTCTTCAGGCTTAGTATCCTTCTCAGTAGTAACATTAGGCATTACAGTATTCTCAACCTTGGGCTCCTCAACAGGCTTTACAGGAGGTACAGGAGCAGCAGGAGGATTAATTGCTTCATTAACCTTTTCCTTGATAGTATCAGTAGGGGTAGATATACCCTGCTGAGGAGTGTGCTTCTCAAGTTTACTACCAAGATCTAGATCATTAGTGGGTTTAACAGGAGCTACAGGAGCAGTAATACCACCAGCAACTACCTTACGAGTAGGAATATCAGAACGATACCGTTCCCACAGGCGCTTTACATTTGCATTAGTTACAGCAATGATCTTATCATCTTCAGGGTTCAGCATATTCACCTTTAAACCAGGAGTCATTAGAATGGTCTGAATCAGGTTCAGATCTGCTTTGAAAAACTCCTTACGAGGAGCAAGGCCATAGCCTCTAGGGATTAACCCTTTACCAAGTACTTGAATCTTCAGCATTTTGTTTACATCTCCTTTTTAATTATTTTAACCAAATAGTTCTTCTTGAGTCTTGGGCAAGATATACGAGTCAGAAACAAGATCGCTTTTAAGTCCCATACTCAGAAGGTATGCATTGACAGTATTCAATGTTACCTTATTTACAGGTGAATTAGTAAGATCATCTAGCATTACATAACCTTTGGTAGCAATACTCTGATTCATCTCACTTCTCATAACAGGGTCATCAGCTCTGGGACCATGAAGCTCTTGTAGAATCTTATCAGCTCCTAAAGATACAAGCATAGATGCTTCGATATCACTATCTCGTGCATTCTTATCTTTATTTACAACTTGACCAGTAGTAGCTGATATCTTCTCATTAGAAATTGATAGACCATTCTTCTTATGCAAGAACTGCTGTGTTCGTTTAGCATTAATGAATGATACTAAACATTTCTCTTTAGATACAATTACTCGACTTTTATCCATTGTGAGATGAGGCATATACACATATTCCATCAAAGGAATACCAAGAACCTTAGCTGCATTCTCACAATATTCCATTTTCAGATCATGTTCAAATTCAACAATATCAAGAACAAAATTCTCATCATCGTTACCTAAGAATTCTTTCATGAACTTCTCGAACTGTTGATCTGACATAGGCTGGAACATAGCCTTCATCTTTTCTGTATTTGCGCCAGAAGGATCTAGCTGATCATATGTATCATAAATGAGCTTCTCAATATATGCTCTGTTAGCTACAGCCATATCTTATTATCCTCCTTTCGCATTAACATTGTAAATCATTCTATCGAGCTCATCAAATGTAATACCAATCAAGTATGTATTAACATTATTGATATGATCTTTGAGATATCCATCAGGATATACTTCTCTTCCTTGAATTGATATTAATAATGATGGGTGAGATCGATATTTAGTTTTTCTAAGATCAATAGTTCCATCTGATAAGAATACACCCATGGCTTGACATTGTTCTTTGATTTTATATTTCAAATCATCTTCATCTAATTCATCATAGAATGAATATAAAATTGATTGAATGTCCAAACCAATCTGTGGTAAAGATGGATATTGACCAGGTTTAGAAAAAAGAATAAAAAGAACGATATCTTTGATAGTTTCAAGTTCACTTCTTATTCTAGGCTCATTAAACTCATTTAATTCGAATGTAGTATCAAACCCAATCGTTGTATTAGCCATTTGATTCACTCACCACCTTTTACTTAGAGTATCTAGAATCTTATAAACTAGTTTAGATAGACTATAATTATACAAAAAAGAAAAGGGACCCAATGACGGGTCCACTTTCCTTTTTTGCTGATTACTCAGCATCGAGCTCAACAACCGGGATATCCTCGGCGTCGGAGACATCGATATCATCAGCCACAGAGACATCGATATCATCGGCGATGGAAACATCGATGTTCTCGGCATCAGCCATGTCGCTATTATCATCGTTCTTATTCTTGTTGATGATGTGAATAGCCACGATGGTGCCGGTGATGACCAGAGCAATGCCACCGATGATCAGCATTGTGTGCAGGTTCTTGGTCTTGCGAGCTTTCTCAGCCATGGAAGCCAGGGGAAGAATATCCATGCTGGTGATGATGCGACGCCCAACGCCATTCACCGAATCGAAGATGTAGCCGTTGAGGTTCTTGTGGTTATACTTCTCAAGCTGAGGCAGGGGAGCCTCAACCGCGCAGGGGATGGACATATCATCTTCGCCGCCGGTGAAGCAACTGCCACCATAACCCACACCAGCCAGGAAGGGCTGCTCAACGTTGATGATGAAGTTGTTCAGCATGGCAACCAGGTTGGACAGATCAGCCAGGGTAGGCAGGGGCTGATTGAACGCTGTGGCAGGGATATTGTTCTTGTCCACCTTAACGTTGCCGTTCTTGTCCCTGATCTCCAGCTTGGCACCGAAGATGACCTCGAGAATCTCGAGATTCAGGGGAACACGGCAATCCGCCATATAGTCATCAACGCTGAGGCCATTGGCGATCTGAGCAGGGATGGTCTGGGTCATGCGGACCTGGATCTTGTCCATGGTTTCCTTGGTGAAGTTCTTGCGATTAAACATAGTTCATTACCTCCAAAATGATTTTTTTTATTTTTGTTTTACGGGTTGCATGGGTCTGGATTACTCAACAACAGTTTGCGATTACTTTAGGAATCTCCAGAAAGTCTTTTGCATTTTTAAGTTGCAGCTGGATATCCTTTGTAGCGATCTTGCCATTAACTTTAACTTGTCGCTTCATTACATCATAGGATACTTTTAGCGAAAAGTCATTGCCAGTGATTAATTCTTTGCCATCGAATGAAATTCCTGGACTCAGCTTCTCAAAGTTCAATGCCCATCTGTATACAACAAGGTCGATTGGGATCTTCTTTCCATCATTGGCGATATAGGTCACCTTACACCTTAATTGTCTTTCTTTGACATTGATATTCAGACGAAAGTTTTCTGCGAATGGAGCCTTGTCGACTTGGATGGTATCAAGAAATTCAATAAGCATAATCACCGTCCCTCCTTTCAAAAGATGGTAATAATAAGCTAAAACTTATTAATTTCTTACTTTGATAATATATAGTTATTTAGGAGAAATATACGGTGATATACGTTTTACCTCAGGAATAAAATTACTTTAGTAATATCAGTTAGCTCATTAGATAGATTTAGATTCTCAATATCCTGGTATTTCTTGTCTCTGAAGAAATCATATTTGACTATCAGATCATACAAATTCGAATACAATACGAATAGAGATTCCGGTTTCATTTCCTTCATCTCTTTAATCTGATAAGAATAGAATGTGGGGAATTCTCTTACACATCGATGGGCATTATGAGATACAGCAAACTCTATTATATTCTGAAGTCTACAATCTTCTCTATAATTAAACTCTACCAGAATACCTATAATTAGCTCATGGGTTGAAATATCCTTTTCAATGTAATTCTTGATCATAGTATACAGAGAATAATCTCTATCGGTATGAGACCCAACTTTATTAAATTTTACCAGTTGATCCATTGCCACTTGAGGATCAGCATAAGTACAAACAGGTATGAGATTCTGTATTCCAGTGAAGTAATCACCAGTTCCAGAATTCTGATCTACATAGATTGTGTATTCTCCATTTTCAGTCATACCAATATAGTATTTATTATTGATCTTAGGAGCTTCAATTAAATGATCACCAAGATATACTAAGGTTTTTCCATCAGGAGTATGAATAATGTAAATACTATTTGGATCTTTGATTGCAATTAAATCATATTCTTCTTGACTCATAGATCCTACTACTTTTGGCATACGCCAAGATTCTACAGTTCTTTGTAAATCAATGCTTAATGTTTTTAACGGGTTATTGATATTATGATCAGTTGATTTCATAATATAAATACCTCCTTCTTAGTATTTGAATATTAATTGAATTTATATATTATGATAATGAATGAATAAAACTTCATACCTCTTGTCAGAAGAATATATAAATCTAAAATATTTATTACAAGAGGTAATAAAATTAGAGAGGAGATAAGTGACTATGTATCAGATGAAAATATTTAATGGTACTTTTAGTAAAGAATCTGAATCTGCCGATGTTGAATTTAATATGTGGATTAAAGAGCATCCAAATATTGAAATCGTTGATTTTAAATATCAACAAGCAAGATATGGGGATCATTCAATATGCATTTTATATAAGGAGGAAATGAAATGACTTTCGACGAAAAATTCATCGACCGAAACATAGCTGAACTATGTGAAGAATATGATAAGATTAAAGGAGCTAATACTAATCTAGCTCGAATTGCACCAGATTTAGTTGATGGTCTTAAACCTGTTCAACGTCGTACCCTATATATCATGTATCTCAAGGAACAGGGCAAGACATTCAGAAAGGTTGCAACTATTGCTGGTGATGTATTTGGACGTGTACACCCTCACAGCCCTACTAGTATTGAAGATGCTCTTGTTGGCATTGAACAAGAATGGCATAATGTAATTCCCTTAATCGAAGGTGAAGGTAACTTTGGTTCTGTTGCAGGTGACCCTGCAGGCGCTTCTCGTTATATTAAAGCTCGTCTATCCAAGTATACAACTGCATGTTTCTTTGAAGACTGGAAAGATGCAGTAGTAGATATGACAATGGGTTATGACGAAGAAACTAAGGAACCGATTTATCTACCTGCTAAATATCCAAATGTATTACTCAATGGATGTCTTGGTATTGGATATGGTATGGCAAGTAATCTTCCTTGTTTCAATTTTAGAGAAGTAGTTGAAGCAACTATTACTCTGATGATGGATCCTGATGCTCATATCGTTCTTATTCCTGATAGTCCAACAGGTGCGGATATCATTGAGACTGACTTTGCCAAGCTATGTGAAAGAGGAAATGGTACATACTCGATGAGATGTACCTACGAGATTGATGATAAGGATAATTTGATCATTATCAACAGCTTGCCTTATCAGATCTCTGTAAATAATATTCGTGAGAAGATTGCAGATATTAAAGAACGTGGTGGAATGCCCGAACTAATTGCAATGAATGACATGTCTGGCAAAGCTGTTGATTTAAGACTAGTCATTCGAGATGATGTCAATCCCTATAAGTTTATGAAGAAGCTGATTGGTGAAGTTGCAGGTCTTGAGAAATCTTATCCTGTAAATATCACAGTCACAAATGATTATGAATCATTCGATTATTCTATCAAGCAACTCTTACTTGAATGGATTAGATATCGTCGTGAACAGAAGCGAGTAGTAGTAAGTCATAAGAGAACTACATTACTGGCTGAGCAGAGAACTAATGATGTCAAGATCTTCTTGATGAGTAAAAGTAATCTGGATGATACAATCAAGATTTTCCGTACAAGTAGAAACAGGGCTGAAATCGAGAAGAGGCTGATTGAAACTTATCGCAATAGTGAGATTAGAATGGATTCTCTACAAGCTCGAGTTCTATCTAATTTGAGGATGCATGAACTTTCAATTGAATCCTATGAGGAATGTGTAAAGCGTAGAGAGGAACTTAAACAGGAACTGGAAGAAGTTCAGAAGACCTTGGATGAGGAAAATGGTATCGATAAGATTATCATTGCTGAGTTGAGAGATGGTATCAAGAGATTTGGCACTCCTCGTAGATCTAATGTAATTCCTTATAAGATCTCTATTCATTCTGAAGTAGAAGGTGCTTGTATCTTACAGCTATCTTCTGATGGAATGATCCTTCGTAAAGAAGCAACTAATGTGTATGAAGAGCCTATTCCTAATGATAACAATGGATTTGCAGTTCGTGTAGAAAATGATGCATCCTTTGTAATCATTAATGAGAAGGGTTATCATTCATATATCAGAGTTAAAGAGATTCCATTAGATACTGAAGTTCCAGTCAATAGATTCATGAAGAATAATCTTGATGGAAATATCATTGCAATGCTTCCTGTTGATATTGATTCAGATCTGTGTTGTACTCTGATTTCCAAGAATGGTATCCTTAAGAAGATCCGTATATCTGATCTTGGTCCTTCCAAGAAACCCTGTATTGCAATTGATAAGGGTGATAAACTTATTCGTGGTATTATTACTAGAACTCAAACTCCTAAAGACATTCTAGTGTATACCAAGAATGGTATGGGTCAAAGACTTGATCCGAATACTATTAGGATCACATCCCCAATTGCTAAGGGTGGTAATGGGTTTAAACTTGGTAAGGATGATGAGATTGTAGGTTGTTATGCAATTAATCCTAAAGAGAATCAGTATCTGCTTTATATGACTATGAAGGGTAAGGCTAGACTGAATCTGATTGAGTATCTTCCTACAAGAGATTCTAAACATGATTCCATGGTCAGACTTATCAATCTCAATGATCGAGATCGTCTCGTCAGTGTTGTTGGTTGTAATAAGTTTGATAAAGCTCAGGTATTCTTTGATGATGCTGATAGAGAAGTAGTTGATATCAGTAAACTTGAAGAGGGTACTATGGCAAGTGATCCTAAGAAGGTAACAACTAAAAATGCTGTAACTACTAATGTAGTTAAAGTAAAGATTCTGTAACATCAATGGGGTAGGGATAATACCCTACCCCATTATTATTTGAAGATAGGAGGTATGATGAATTGACATTTGAGAAAATTTTAAATGATTTGACATTTGATCGAATGTCACTTAAAGATGCATATGATGAAGTATCCAAGAAGGATAAAATGAAACGAATAAACTTTTATGTGCATCTGGATAATATCACTAAAGATCCATTAAAAGATCATCAATTACAAGAACTGAATGCAATTGTTGGAATACTTCAGATCTTGTATACTTCTCAAATTGGATCTCCTATTAGTGATGATCATTATGATACACTTCAAGAGATCTTAATTGATATGGGAATTCCTAGATTAACTGGATCTGTTGAAATAAACTCAGCGACTAAACTAGAGCATACCTACAAGAATCTTCGAGGTACTCTAGATAAAGTTTATTATCTATTCCCGACAGATAAACGAGTAAACAAGAGTAGAAAATATCTTGATGAATGGATCAAATCCATGGAAGATATGTACTATAAAAAGACTGGTCAACATATTGATCTAAATAATGTGAAAGTTCTACTTCAACCTAAGTTCGATGGAACCTCTTGTATTGTTGAAGTTCACAAGAAACCAGTATGGTTGACTAGAGGAGATACTAAAAATAATAAAGCTTCTGATGTATCTCATATCATGAATATCTTCAATGATGTATATGGAAGAGAATCTGGGACAGGTATCAAGTTTGAGGCTATGATTTCTGAAGAAGATAAAGATCACATCAATGAACTTTATCGTCATAAGAATTATAGGAATTCCAGACAGATTGTAACATCCATTATGAATTCCAATGAACCTGACTTCAAAGTTGATTATCTATATCCGGTACCTTTGAGAATCATTAGAGAAGGTGAAGAGATTGAACAAATCCATCCTGAGTTGTTAGAGAAATTCCCAACTGAGATCTGTTTACTTGGGGATCGTGATAAGATCAAAGCTTTTGCAACTAGGAATAAATATGTTACACATCATCAGAAGAGATTCAGAACTGATGGTGTTGTAATAACTATTCTTGATCCTAAGATCCAGAGAGTATTAGGCAGAGATGGTGACATCAATAAGTTTGAAGTTGCATATAAGTTTACTGAAGAGACTGCCTATACTAGAGTAAAGAAAGTCGAGTTCTATGTATCTGAGTTCGGTTTCATAACTCCAGTGCTTGTAGTTAATGATGTAATCCTAAAAGGTAATACTATAAACCATATCAGTCTATCGAATAAGGAAAGATTTGATGAACTTGATCTATCATATGGAGACGAAATAAAAATCCTATATGATATTATTCCATATGCTACATTCGATGATAATTGCTATCGAGTGAAGAATGGAAGAAAGATCGAGTTTACTAAAACATGTCCTATGTGTAATGAACCGTTGGATCTTTCTGAGACTATGGTACAATGTAAGAATCCGAATTGCCCTAGTAGGATAGTTGGTCGGATCCTGAATTATTGTACCAATCTTCGAATTCAGAATATTGGTTATTCAACTCTGGATACTCTGTGGAAGAATGGGCTTCTTGATAATGGAATCAGAAGTCTATATAAACTTAAGAAGAAAGCATATGAAATTCAGGATATCGAAGGCTTTGGTAAAGTAAAGACTAAGAAGATGATTGCTGAAATTGAAGCTAAAAGACACTTGAATGATTATGATTTCTTTGGATCCATTGGTATTGAGGGTCTTTCCATTAAAACATTCAAGACGATCTTTGCTGAAATAAAACTAGCTGAATTCTTAAGTATGATTAAACTTAAGAATTATGATCTACTAATGGCTAAACTTCTTAAAGTAAATGGAATAGGTGAATCTAAGGCTGAGGTATTAATAAATTATTTAAAAGATATTCGATTCAAACATGAATTACTAAAGCTATTAGATGAAGTGACTCTACATCAAACTTTTGGAAGTGCAGCTAGTAGTAATGGAAAGATTGTATTTTCTGGCTGTAGACCTTCAGCTGATCTAGAGTTGTTATTGAGGAATAATAATTGGGAACCTACAGACTCATGGTCTAATAAGGCTAAGTTCTTAGTTATACCAACTTCTGATTATACCTCCAATAAAGTTGATAAGGCTAAGGATAATAATATCCCAATCATTGCTATTGATGGACATGACCCAATTGATGTGATCAGAAAACACGTCCGGGGTCTCTAATAAAAAGGTATACTGGGGTGCAACAGCCCCAGTATACCAACTATTCTCTCGCAAGGAGGAAAATATTATGTTGTATCCAGATACACAAATTCAATATATCGATATAAAAGATGGAGAGCCACGTTACAAAACTATCAATGAATTTTATCAAGAGTATTCTCATAAATCAAAAATAAAAATTTCTGATAATGTTGGAACTACATCTGAAATTGATTTCACTGATATGAACGTAAAAATTACTGACCTTTTTGGTTGGACTCAAGTTCTAATGGTGAGAAAAATAATTCAAAAGGCTGGAATTCGGTGGGCTGACATAGTTACTGCTAATAAACAAATTTTGATTTCAACTGGTACACTAGTCCCCTACTATCAAAAAGAGGAAACTAACATTGGATTCCATGGTGAAGTAAAACATGCTTATGTATTAAAGAATCCTTCAAAAGCGAATGATAATGATTGTATGAGAATACATAATGGTGAAACATTTGATGGGAATCCAATTGAATTTGCTCGTCAAGAGATCATTAATACATTTGAGGGTAATGATAACTATGGATATGAAATCATTACAAAGTCAAGGTTCTTTAATGCTAATGATATTCATATGTTTGGTAGTGATCATATACTCACAGATGAAGCAGTTAAGTGGTATAAATAATATCATTTAAAAGTAAATAATAAAATGATATATTATCTACTTGAGTGTAACAATTCCAACGAATCTTTAGTAGGAGGTAAACTGTTATGTCTAAAGAAAAGAAAATCAAGGTACCGAAGTCGGTACTAGATTTGCGGATGAGTCCTAAGAAGTTCGCAAAGAAAAACAACATCAGGATCAAGGGAAAGGGTATGAGCAAGAGCGAGCGTAAACACAATAAGAAGCGCTTGAAGGAAGCTTATGCAGAGAATGCGATTAATGGTTTGAATAAGGCTGTTAAGATCCTGGCTGATCATCCTGAAGGAAAGAAAATCAATAAGGTTAAGGAAGGCGTTGACAACATCATTTCCAATCCTGATGTTATGAAGCGCGTTGCTAAACTTTATGGTAAGAATCCTGATAATTATTCCAACATGATCTTCCTTCCCCATATGATCATGACTACAATTGCATATTACGATAGTGATTCTATTTCCGAAGAGGAAAAGCAGATTGCTGAATCTCTCGATAGAGTTGCTCTGGCTGAATTCTGTGAGAAGATCCTCAAGAAGAAGATTAAGCGTTATAAGAAGATGGGTCTTGATGATAATACAGCATTCCAGCTGGCTTCCACTGTTCCCACTGCGAAGCTGTTTAAGAATAACCGCAAGTGGTATAAGCGTCTAATCCAACAGCTATATGATCTTGCTGCTGTCGGTGAGGTAGATATCGACGCCGTACTTAAGGCTATTACTAAGATTGACAAGGATAAGGTTATCAATCGTAAGGACTTCTTGGAAGGTTTCTTCTCTGAATTCATCCTTCAGAGATCTACCAATAAGAATCATTCCTTCACTGATACTCAGAAGGATCTGCATGAAGGTCTGATTGAGCGTACCCTTGTATATCTGGATGGTCTGAAGAGTCGGAAGTTGAAGGATATCCTCAAGCAGTATATTAAGCGTCGTAAGACTGCTGAAGAGTATAAGAATGATACTAAGCGTGTAATCAAGTTCATTGACCATGCTAACAGTAATTCTGCTTATACCAACATCAAGGCAGTTGTTCAGGAACTGGTTGCTGATAACTCCAGCAATGAGTTGTATCTGTCTTAATCAATTATATTGAATCTATAGTAAAGGAGTAACTGTTATGGCTAAGAAATCTAAGAAAGTTGAAAAGGAAACTCGTAGATTGATGGAGAGCATTTCTGATCTCGTCAAGAAGAAGGGTGACCGTTATAAGTTTAAGTCAAAGAGTAAGAAGGTAGTGAAGAAGGTTAAGAAGACCTGTGTTCACTGGATCATCCGTAAGGGTAAGGAAACTCCTACTGTTATTCAGGATCCTGATCGTCCCGGTTATTGGAAGTGCACCATCTGCCAGGCTTCCTTCCCCATCAGACCTATTACCACTGAGGAGTACATTGCTAACTCCAATGATATGCTCGCTCTGGTAAATCAGATGCAGTTCTGGTCTGTGAAGCTTGGTGGTGATGCCGACGATACCAAGATGTTCATTCGTCTGAAGTCTGACATTCCTCGTTTCCAGAAGGTATCCAAGCAGATCCTCAAGCGTGTCAATCAGCGTGCTGTTTGGGAGAAGAATCGTGAGAATGCTGACGTCATGTCTCAGTTCGATGCTTACTCTGGCTTCAACTACAGAGCCTAATTATGTAACATTAAAGAGACCGGGATATTGTTCCCGGTCTCTTTTTTAACTAAATAAAAAAGAAAAGGAGATTTAATTATGTCTGATAATCCTAGTATCAATCCTGGCCATGATATTCTGGCTAATGTCATCATGTACATCTTGAAGCATGATGCAATCAGTGGTGCTGATATCATTAACCGTTTCAAACTCAGTATTGAAGCAACCACTAACATTATCACTACTATGGGAGCATCTGGTATCATTGGTCCCGAAGAAGCTGGTGTTCATCCTGTAACTGCTAAGTGCCTGGATGACATCAATGAAGGAATTGTTGAATTCCTTAATGATCATGGTTTCACTAAAGAAATGATCGTTGATGCATTCAAGACCCTCACCACTGAAGAAAAGGAAGAAGTATCTATCATTCTCAATGAAAAGAGAGATTGGAGAGATGCTTCTCAAGTTAAGCCTGATCTCAATATTCCTGTTGCAATTCGTCTTGTAAACAAAAATATGATCTATACTGAGAACAAGGCTGAAGTCCTTTATGCTGAGGATATTAAGATTGCTCAGTGGGATGGAGAGAAGTGGACTATTATTCCTCCATATCCTAAGTTTGATTATAGTCCTCTATCTAAACACGGGGATCTCAATGAGGGTACTGAGGTATCTCATTGGGGAGATATCCTTGCTGAAGAACTCGAAAATTGGCAAAGACGTTTCGATCGCTTCTATGATTATGATCTTCATATCGAAGTTGATCCTGAACATGAAGAAGATGTATATCGGGCTCTGATGTGGGGCGCCGCATATATCAGTAAGTTTGGTGGACCTGACTTCCATAACGATGTTGAAGAAAATGGTCTCCAGAAGATGTATAAGATCCTCTGTGATATGCAGGCCTGCATGGATACTCACCAGGAGGATGAGCCTGTTTCTGAAGTTGTAATCAATATGGCTGATCATATTGTATCTACTGCTGCTCAGGAATCTACTAATGGAACTTATGATTTCCCCTTCAAAGAAATTATCAATCAGACCAGTAAGGAATGGATGAATGCTCATCTCCATGATGTTGTTTACGATCTGATCTGTCGTGACGAGATTAATGATGTTCATATTGATTATGCTGATGGAGTTATTCAGTGTGCAATTGATCCTCGTTTCTGTCCCAATTATGAATGGGAAGAGGGAGACGAAGAGATCTTTGGCTGCAGTAAGGAAGAATGGGAACAGATGGAGCCTCTTAAGGTTAGACTAAAGAGAGGTAATGAATAATGCCCTGGTATGATTCTGTAACTGGAGAATTAGTTAGATCTCCTAGTGATGATCAGAAGAGTAGAGATGAATTAATCTATAAACCCTCGATCTTTGCTAAGGAAGAACTTCCTACTTGGTCTGAAGTATATGAGGAATTCTACACTCATAAAGTATATGAGTATAACCCTGAAGTCATTAATCATCAGGTAAATGATCTATATTGGAATTTCTCTCATACTAAATTCCTAATTGCTACAGCTACAAATCAGTTCAATAAAATGCTCTTTGAAGATGGAATGAGAATTGGAATAAATAATCTACTAAGTCAAAGGTTGCCATTCAAAGTAGATGGACTTCAATTCTTATGTGGAGATGGATCATGTGCTGTTGAATGGATTAGATCTAATCCATCATCGTCTAAAGAGATATTCAAATCTATTCCAGAAGTGTATACATTCCCAATGCCTAATCTTAAAGTCAATCCATTTATTATCAATGCTTATAAACGGATTGATGTTACTAAACTGAATGGTCGAATGTTTATTCAACCTATCATTCAAATTAAAAATCCTTCCAGTCATGTGTATACTTTATTTATGCCAGTCCCTGGTATTTCTGAATTCAATATTGTTATTGATGTAATGATGATCGAATTCAAGGAATATTTTAATGGTGATATTGGTTGGAAAGATGAGAATGGAAATGTAATTGAAGGTGATCCTGGAACTAGAGATTGTACTGGAGCAGGATATATTCCCAGATAAAAGACAGAAGAGGAGCCGCAATGGCTCCTCTTCTTTTTTATTGTTTTATAGTATTTAGGTGTTATTACTCGTAGCCGTAATCACATCGCCTTTAATATTTATGGAGCTATCAGTTCCAATTGCTTTTTTAATCGTCTCCACGGTTTCCGCATCAGTGCTTAATTTAACACTTAGCGTACACTCATTTGTTCCTTCAGACTCAACAGCCTTAACGTCATCAATCTTTTCAGAATGATCTTTACAGGCATCATATACTTTAGAAAACGAATCATATTTATTAGTTACAAAGTCTGTAAGCTTTCCTGGATTATCGGCCGGTATAACTTTGCCTAAATACTCAGGCTTATACTTTTTCATTCTTTGTTATACCACCTTTATTTCATTTTCTATGGGAGTTGAGGTTCCGTCTCTAATCGTTTCCGTCGATATTCAACGATCTTCAGGAAGTGAGAGCGAGGCATTTCCGTGAAGATATAATTAAAAGTTGGATCGTTCCGGAAGAGAATGCCCAGTTCCTCCATCATCCTTAAGTTCTCTTCAACACGACTTGCACGCTCGAGAGGCTCTGGGCTACAATAAAAAGTAACTGAGTCATATTCTCGATGTCGATCGAAGACTTATTATGGCAAGCAGGACATACCAGATTCTTGATAGAGTATTTGAAAGTATAAGGATTAGTCATCATGTTAGACAGTTCAAAGACAGTCTGCCAATCAACTTCATTCAGAGTTTCAATTACTCTAAGGATATTTTCAGAACCACTAATACGAACATACTTCCCATTCGCTTGAGGAACTAGGAAATATTTAATGGAACGTAACATGAGAATATTATATCCCTTAGAAATACTTGTAGGATCTTCGGATTCAATCATATGATTTAGTCTTTCAGTTAACCCGAAAAGTTCATTGAGATAGTCATATGCAGATACATGACCAAATACAACATGCATACCAGAAGAACTAAGCTTGACACTATTATTCATACGAAGAGGAGAATTATTATAATTCTTCATAACATCTTCAGTAGTATTAGCTTCACCGGTAACTTTCATTTCTTCAAGTACTGCAGGTTCAATCTGATCCATATTCAATAGTTCAGCAGGATTATATACCCAATCATAGGTTTTACCACATTCCTTACCATTCTTACGAGCATGACAAGTAATAGCAATAATTTCATTCTCCATTGCAGTTGCACAGAGAATCTTCCAAATCATAAACTCGAGATCCAGGTAGGAAGTCTTCATTAAGAAATCTTCAAACTTGGTAACAAGATTGATGATGGATGGATCAATATTGTTAGGAGCTTTTTCATTCGCAGCAAGTTTGACTTTCTTCCTGGTATCAGGATCAATGTACCATTTATACTCTTCCCAAGGACCAATATTCTGGTTTCTAATATGCTGGTAACAGATGCTCCATTTCTTACGTTCTGCATCAATACTATTCATTTCAGCAGAAGTTGCAAGATCAGTAAGTTCAGCATAAGATAAGCCAGTGA